AATAGAACAAAATAAGAACAAAATTTAGTGTATTTTTTGTCGCACACTTAAAAACCCTTGATTTATAAGGGTTTTTTATTTAAAAAAAAATGAAAAAAAGTTAAAAAAACGCTTGACTCTGGTATCCAGACCTGATAGGATATACACATATGATAAAGAAAGGACACACATATGAGTAAAACTAAAAACTGGTTATGGGACGAAGCTGAAAAGTTTGTCGATAACATTGTAATGAAAATCAAATCTGGTGAAATGACTATTCAACAGGCTTCTGATGAAATCAAACAAAACAAAGGTAACTATGCCTTAGAACTTGTTGGTATTGAATATGAAGACCAAGTTGATGACTTCTTATACTATGCAATGGGTGGTCAGTAATATGAATAGAAGAAAAAAAGTTTTTGAAAGAGTTGTCAATCCATTGCTTTCAAAATATATGATTGACCCTTGGACTTATAAAGGACCTTGTATTGCTTCTGGCATACCAATTAAATATTTAAAATATTTTAAAGAAATCAGTTGCCATAAGAACGCAATGAATGTAAGATACAGATATAGAGGTTCAAGCAAAGTGAAAAACGGATACTTTTACAAAAGACCACAAAGCTTCTGTCACTTAGACTTTGCTGATACATTTGCAATTTATGAAAGGTAAGAAAAACACTATGACACTATTACAACACATTAAAAATATTAACACTCAATCTAAAAAATGGATGAATGAAAATCCAGGTAGTTGGGCTGGTATGGTACCAGAAGATATTAAATTCTGGAATGACCAAGGTATTTTTACAGTTGAAGACTATGAGCGTGATAGTCTTATCACAAGTGTATATGAAATGCACAAAGACGCTTATGGTGTAAAAGGTCGTCATTATGATTTTGACAATATGTCAAACAAAGAATTAGAAGAAGAATTAGAAAGGCTTTGTAAAGTAGCACAAGCAGAGCGTGAAGCTGAAGAAAAGTTTGAAGAAGCTGCCTATCAGACTTTCTTAAAAAGAATTGCAGAAAATATCAAACTTGGTGCAAGTGATAAAGAAACTGCCATTAAATGGATTTTACAGGCTGAAGGCCTAGAAAATGAAAAAGATGCAGGTTATATTTGTTATAACCTTGGTCTTGGTTATGATAAAGAATACTTATTTGAAATTAAACACTAACAAAAGGACTATATTATGATAGATACAAATGTTTACCCAATGAAAGAAGATTTAGGTAAAAACCTATACAGAAAAAAAACTTACTATACATTATGTATAGAACAAGAAGTATTAGCAAATAATAAAGAAGAAGCTGATAAACTTCTAATAGATTGTGGTATTGATTATTCACAAATTAACCACGAAATTACAGAAACAAAAAATGGTGTTGAAACCTATATGGTTGACGCTGATTATTTAGAAAGTAATGATACAGAATACCTTGGTAAGGTTGTAATTGAAGAAGATGAAGATGAACCAACTTATGCTGAAGTAGTAATTGATGGTTATGCTCCAGAGGTTGACATTCCTGATGAAGTTGATACAATGTTAAATTTAGAAAATGAAATGAAAGTAGGTAAATAATGAAATATAACGAAGATAAAATCCTACAAGAAGTCTTAGACTATATCAAAGGTACATATGGGCAACATTATGCTCAAGTGTCTGATGGTGTACAAGTACAAGACTTGTTGAGGTCTTGTGATATTGATAAAGATTTTTGTCAAGCCAATGCAATAAAATATCTTGCAAGGTTCGGTAAGAAAGATGGTCGTAATAGAAAAGACCTATTAAAGGCCATACACTATATCGTTTTATTAATGAATTCGGAGGACCAATCTAATGGTAAATGAATTTAGTACACTTGAAAAGTTAAATGAAATAAATGATGCAATTGATTCTGGTGATTTTGCTACCGTTAAAGACAAAGTAATGTTGTTGAAAGACGAATATCAGCGAATATGTGATGAATTTGATAAATGGGCTGATGAACAATCAAAAATCAATGAGGAAATTGAAGCCGGGCAGTTCGAATCGCAGGAGGCATATTTTGAGAACTATGGAACGAATCAGTAAACCTTGGTGTATGTTGACCTTCCTAAGCTTAAGAAAACCAATCCTGGCGCATCCTGGCGCCTCTTTTTTCCCAAAAAGCGAGAAAAATCACGCTTTTTTTAGGGCTTGCCAATTATTCTATAATTTGATAGGATATAACTATATTATTAACAAAGTGAAAGGACTATATTATGGTACAAACTAATTTTAGATACGACAAAGAGTCAATCTTTGCAGAATTTAAAGCGGCTAAAGAAAAAGACGCTAAACTATCTAAAAAGAAAACACAAGAAGAAAGAGAGAATGATGTTTACAAAAACAGAATCGCTCTTTTGAAAGAGTATGTAAAACTTAATGCAGAAATGCCTGAAGTTTTTAGTGAAGTTGATATTAAGTTTGATAAACTTCTTGCTCTTTATGAAACCCCTAATCCTAGGGATTCTTTCTATCTTGCTTTCTTTGGCAAAACATATGCCGAAAAGAGAGAAGAAAGTCGAGTTAAGACAATGAGAGATTATTCTATTTCAGAAAAAGTTAATCACGCAAAAGACGAAATCTTAGAAGTTTAATTATGGCTATTATCTATACAAACACCAGTAGTGGTACTTTGAGAAAGAACTTGAAGAAGATGAATAATCTATCGGCAAATCAAGTTGCAAAATTCAAAGAAGACCACCGTTTGTATAATAAAGATATGAAACAAAAAGGCCTACACGATATGATGTTATCATTTGACGATTATGTAAAGTACAGATTCGGTAGATTAAAACCGAGAACTGTACATATCGTAGGTACATATGAGCCTGATACAGTTTACCGTAGAGAAACACCGAATTATCCTAGTGCAGAAACAAAACTAGGTAATGGCGGTACTATTGACCACAAAGCAAGACAAGAACGATTAGAAATATCAAAACAATATTCTATTGTTCCTGCTTATAACAAAGGACCTTATATGGTCGTTGGTAAAGAGGACCTTAAAACAGCTGGGAGAAAAGTATGAAGAAACTTATCTTTATGTTTTTTGCAATTTACCTATTAGCATGGTCAGTTGCAAAAGCAGATGAAAACAAAGTAACTAATTGGTTGCAAAAAGAGTGGAACGAAATAGTTGCTTTTCAAAAAGTAAATTGGCAACAAGGTAAAGACCAACTTGTCGATAATAAATTACAAATACAAACTTTATTTAATAAGGTAAAAAACTATGTATCACAAGATTAGTGAATTTTGCGATAAAATTGATAGTATAAAAAAAGATGCCGATAGGCTCCGTGAAATGAAATACGGAGCTAAAAAGGCGAATACAATTGAAATTGATAATTGATACAACAAATACAAAGTGATTGTTTAGTTATATCAAAAGACAAAGGTAAATATGCAAAAATTGATGCTACTGATATTGCTGACGATACTTGTTAGTGGTTGCAGTACAAATAGAAGTCAAGTTGGAGCTGTATTAGGTGGTTCAACTGTAGCGGCTAGTTGTGCTCAATATACTACAGAACCGGCCGCTATAGCATTGTGTACTATGGGTGGTGCATTTATCGGTGCAAATGTGATGTACAGGTCAGATTATGATGTACATAATGCAGTATTCGTAGACCATTTAAACAATGGTCCTGCTGGGTCTAGTTATACAAATTGGTATAATTCTGATACTGGCAATTCAGGTATCATCAAAACATACAGGTCGTATGTAAAAGGTCCAATCAAGTGTAAAGACTATGACGCAACTATTGATATAACAAATCAATGGCCGTTGATTGGTATTGGTGGTGTACAAAGAAAAATGGTATTTGGGACAGCCTGTCAGTTGCCAGACGGCAAATGGATAGAAAGTCCAGAAACAGCGAGGTAATATGACAAGAACAGAAGTAGAACATAAGATAAAAAACTTAGAAGATGAGATAAAAGAGCTAGAGGAATCAAAAGATTTAGTGGTAAGTCAGGAGAGGCTTGACATTATAGACGGAAAGATATATGATATAGAGGATAGTATCAAAAAGTTACGAAATTATGTTTAAATTGAAAAAGAATAGTCATTTAAGGGATAGTATGTTTTGGTACATTGTAATCATAACTGTACTATACTTGGGGACAATTTTAATAGGAATTACTAGATAATGGATCCGTTTCAATATCAAAAAATTAGAAAATATCTTACTTGGACATTTGTTCTTATTTTATTCTTATTAATGACAGGAATAGCTGTAGCAAATGAATATACAAAAATTAGACCTATTAATCCAGACGAAGTTAATGGCCAATTTTGTTATGTAAAAATCATTATCAAAGAAACAGATGATAATGAAATTGTGAAAGAAGAAATTTTGGAGTGTGCAGATGGTAGAAAAAGGTTTGACGGTCCTAGTTATTGGGAACTGTTTGCTCAATTCTACTATACAGATGTGTCTGCTCCAGAATATTGTCGATACTATAGTCGACCAGAGCACGCCTTTAAATCATTCGGTAAAGCGTGTCTTAAAATTAACGGCGAATGGGAGGTGAAATAATATGATAAAGAATATTATCATTGTAGCACTACTTGTAGTAATATTTACTGGTATTACAAGCGATGAAGCTTTGAACTATGTTCAACTGGCGCTTGACAAATCGCAAGAAGTATTGTATTATATAAAGGAGAGTGCAAAATAATGAACAATAAATTAAAAATATTAGCTGTAGGTGCAATGGCATTAACGCTGGGTGCTTGTAGCTCGACTTATAATATTAAGTCAGAAAGTGGAAAAGTAATGAACCAAGTACCGAAATGGTATATGGCAGACTTTTCTGAAACGAAGGCTTGTGATGCTTCGTACTTTGGTAAAGACAAAGATAAACTTTGTATTTACGGTGTAGGTACAGCAGTATCGCCAGACTTGAATCTTGCAATTGAGAAAGCAAAAATGATTGCGAAAGCTGAACTTGCAGATATTGTTATGGGTAAAATGAATAAAGACTCTAAACAATATGTAACTGAAATTGGTAAATCAAATACTAAGACAGTTGTAAGTGAAGTAGAATCTACAATTGTAAATCAAATTAAAAATACACCAGTAAGAGGTTATGAAATCTTTGCTCAGGATGTTACTTTAACAAAGAATAACTATTACAGAGCTTGGATTGGTCTTAGACTTCCATTAGGTGAATATAATAAAATGTATAACTTCACAATTGAACAAGCTGTAGATGCCTATAACCTTAGGTCTAAAGCTGAGTTGAAATGGGATAGTTTAACAAGTGAAAAAAAGAATGACAATGGAAATACAGATATTCAGTAAACCAAATTGTACTTACTGTGTAAAGGCAAAGGCCTTAGTTAAAGGCCTTGGTCTACCATTTGAAGAAAAAACTTTTGGCGTTGATTTTAAAACGCCTGAAGAACTATATGAGGCTGTAGGTAAACAAGTTAGAACTATGCCTCAAATTAAAATTGATGGTGAATTGATAGGTGGTTATAATCAATTAGTAGAATATTTCCACAATCGTGGTAAAGTAACATTTGACGGGAAAATTATCTAGTGAATGAAGATGGTAAGATTATACTTTTTCCTAAAAACCGTATTGTTAACAATGACAAAACTGGTAAAAAGGATGAAAAGTTTTCTAAACAAGTTGAAAAACAACAAACGATACAATTTGTTGAGTCTGCCGTTGACGACATTGCATTAGATTTATTAAGAAAATGTGTAGATTTGGCTATGAAAACTAATTCATTACATTTTACACAAGACTTTTCATATGTAGTTGATGCTATGAGAAGTATGATTAAGAGAGATTTTGGTTTGAACCATGTGGTACAAAAAATTGTAGATAAAACGGTTCAAATAGAGATTTCGCCAAAAGGCGAACAAATTGCTAGAATAGATTATAGTAAAATCTATGATACAAAAACTAAGTCTGTAAAAAATATATCAGATATTACAGACGAAGTTAAAGAGGGTGGCATCGAGTTTATTCCAGACTTTGATTTAGATACTCCACCTGAAAATGACAACTAATTCCTCTGGAATCGCCTTAACAGGTTGTAAAATAGTTAAGAAAGGACGGTAACAATTATGTTATCAAATATTATGTCTATATTTAAATCTAAAGAAGGAGAAAATGATATGACTAGAACTAAACAAACTAAAACGGATAAGGTAAGAAACCTTTTATCCACAGGTCAATCTGTTGCTTGGAAAACTCTAAGAAGCAAGTTTGATTTAACTTCACCAGCGTCTATGATTGGTAAGTTAAGAAACGAAGGTTTGATGATTTATGAAAATAGAACATCAGCAGGAGTTTCATATAGAGTTGGCGCACCATCAAAAGCTGTTATTGCAGCTGGTCAAGCGGCTTTATTCGGTAAACAAGGCTACGCAGCCTAGTTTTAATTTGGTGGCGGAGAAATCCGCCACCATTTCTTAATGTATATGACAGAATTTAAAAACGGTATCTTTAACTTACTTAAAAAACTTGGAACAACAAGTTTAGGTAGAGCTACTGTTTATACTATTGGACACATTTTTATAGCAATGACTTGCAACAGATTAATTACAGGTGCAGAATGGTCATTAGCTGGAGTTGATGCAATAGTTGAACCTATAATTAATGGTGGGTGGTATTACCTACTAGACAGAATGTGGACAAAAAATGCCAAAGTATTATAAAATTTCACCAAAATTTAAAAAATCAATATATGAATATCAAACATATAAAGATGAAGATAAAAATATTTCATTCCAAACGGAAGAAATGTATCGTTGGGGCCATTGCATATTAAAAGTAGATGATGGCGATGAACTATCAGATACTATTGGTGATGCAAATGACGATAGAAATGAGTTTGAATTTGACCATACTATGGTTGAAGAACAAGAGGTTGATGACCAATGTTCTTTCTATTTTATGAATGTAAAAGGTATTAGTGAAGAAGAATTAGAAGAAAAGTATGAAGAAGATTATTATGATTATATAAGAGATACCTTTGGCGACCCTTATGATTTTTATACCATATATCACGGTGAACTTGAAGTGGTAGATGTAACGGAAGAGTGGACAAATAAATGATTTTAGTTGACCTAAACCAAGTATTAATCTCTAACCTTATGGTACAGACTAGAGGCCAAGCAGATGTAAAACCTAATAAAGAGATGATACGACATATGGTGGTCAACTCATTAAGAGGGTTTAATGTAAAATTTAAAAACAAGTACGGCACTATGGTATTATGTGCAGATGCAGGTAATCCGTGGCGTAGAGATTTATTTCCTAATTACAAATACAGCCGTAGAAAAGGTAGAGATGATTCAGCTTTTGATTGGGAAAACATATTCAATATAATTACGGAAATAAAAAATGAAATCAAAGAAAACTTCCCTTATGCAGTTATGTATATTGAACGGTGTGAAGCTGATGATATTATTGCTATGTTGGTCAAGTATTATCATCAATCTGAACCTATAATGATTGTATCAGGTGACAAAGACTTTATACAATTACAAAGATTTACCAATGTTGAACAGTATGCACCTATACAGAAAAAGTTTTTAGGTGAAGGTTTAGTACCAGAACAATTTTTATTAGAACATATTATCGTTGGTGATAGGTCGGACGGTATACCTAATATACTTTCGTCTGGTGATGTATTTGTAACTGGTGAAAGACAAAAACCAATTACTAAGAAAAGACTAGAGGAGTTTATGGCTGGTCAAAACTTAGAGGGTGAAGTAAAATCTAATTTTGAAAGAAATAAGAAACTGGTCGATTTGTTGCAAATACCAGGAATGCTAGAAAATGAGATTATAAATAGTTACCGTAACTATAAGTTAAATGACCGTTCAAAGTTGTTGACTTATTTTATTGAAAATAAATTGAAGTCTTTAATGGAGAACATTGGTGACTTTTAAAAATGGAGAAAATTATGGCAAACGCAAATCCTAACTTGATGTCAAAACAATCAATGACAACTATGGCCTCCACTAGAGGCTCAGGTAGATTGTTATACCACGAAGTATTGACAAAAGTTAATAATGCAAAAGACAAGACCAAAAAGGTAGAGGTTTTAAAACAATACGATACACCAGGTCTTAGACGAATAATCAAAGGTTCATTTGACCCTAAAATCAAATGGGACTTACCAGAAGGAATCCCTCCTTATATTGCTAACGAAGCACCAGAGGGTACCGAACATAGCAGACTAGAAAATGAAAGTAAGAAATTATGGCACTTTGTAGAAGGCGCTGATATGTCTATTTCTAAGACTAGAAAAGAAACTATGTTTATTCAGATTTTAGAAGCTTTACACAAAGGCGAAGCTGAAGTGGTCATTCAAATGAAGGATAAAGAACTTCACAGACATTACAAAGGTCTTTCCGCAGCTGTGGTTAAAGAAGCTTTTAACTGGAATGACGAATATAAGACAATTTAAATGAGAATCACTCTCATTTAACTACCTCCAGGGGGTGGTCAAATCTGACGCACCCCCTAACTTTTTCATAAATCGTTGATTTTACACGCTTTTTTTCTTAAAAAAGTGCTTGCCTTTAGCCTCCGGATAGTCTATAATATAAATATAAACAATAGAAAAGGAGATATATTATGAAAAAACTGATTTTGGCGGCTCTATTAGTGCTGTCAATTAACACTCCAACTTACGCTGGTGATGATTATACCAAAGCGGTGATTGGCCATGTTATAACAAATTCATCTGAAATTGACGAAAAAAAATTGCTAGAACAAGAAATGTCTAAATTAGGGCATCAATATGCAATTCAAATGTTGGCTATAATGCAACAATATTTGCCTTCAATAATTGATAGTGCAATGGCTGAAATGAGAATGAATTTAGATAAGCAGTATAAGTGTAAACTATTAACCGACACGAAAATTGCTGATAAAGAGTGTCAGTAATCATAGAGTTTTTACAAATTTTAAATGCTCTATTGCCAACTGAAGTCATTTTGATAATTTCAGCTGGTATTTTATTCATGGTTTATTTTAAAGTCAAAAATAGGAGAGAAAAGTGGAAAGCAAAAAGGCAAAAATCAAGCGAATGATTAAGTCTGAATGTGAGGCTACGGCCACGAGAATGTACAAAACTACCTATGCAGATATTAAGAAGTATTTTAAGGTAATTAATGAAGGTGTGTTTAAAAATAAACTTTCACCTTTCAATGATATACAAATAAAAAACTTGACAAGACAAAAAGTTTATGGTCAAGTATGGATTAAAGATAATAAACGAAAAGGTACTAGATGGTATCTTTTAGAAATGGATGAAAAGTATAAAAACTTTAGTGAATTTTTGAATACACTTGGACACGAAATGGTCCACCTGTATCAATTAGCGAATTGTGGTGATTCTGGCAATCACAATAAACTGTTTTACAGTTATAGACCAAAACTCAAAGAGATTGGTCTAGGCCAGATTTAACTTTACTAACTGAACAAGGAGAGAATATATTATGGCAAGTAAAGAAATCGACCGTTATTTAAAGGCACAAATTGAGAATATCCCAAATGTGCTGACTAAATTCAAAGATAACGATAAAGAGACCAAAATGGTGTATTACACCGGCAACTGGTCAAAAGATGTACAAGACAATCTTACAGAAAGACAATCAGAAAGATTGTTTAAGAAGATGAATAAGATTCTTAATATGGACGGTCTTGCATTTTTTCAAAAAAGACTAAAACCCATACAGATTGGTGAAAGCGAATATGGTAAAGCTGAAACCATTTACGGCTACGAATACATTGTGATGAAGTCTAAATTAATTTCATCATACATTGGAAAGGACGCTTAGTGAGGTTTGTAGATAAGTTAAGAATAGTATCAAAGACATTGTTTTTTGTTTTTACAGTAAGTTTTATATCTTACTGTTACTATTTTTATCAATCTCAAGCAAAAATTGTTGAAGTAGAAACAATTGAAAAAATTGAGGCGTTTAAAGTTTCTAAACCAGACTTTGAACACGACAGCCATCAATCTTTTTTAGATTCTGTTAATACTTGTGTAGATTATATCTACAATACAACATCTGATATAATGCCTGTGAATAGAGAATTATTACTAGCACAGGCAGCTTTAGAAAGTGCTTGGGGTACAAGTAGATTTGCTATTGAGGGTAAAAACTTATTTGGTATTCGTACATATGATTTGAGAGAACCACATATGTTACCGTGGAAAGATAAACCACAAAAATGGGGGGTTAAAGTATTTCCACACGAATGTGATTCAGTACAAAACTATATGGACATACTAAATAATGGTACTGCTTTTGAAAAATATAGAGAAGTAAAATATAATGGTGAAAATGACCCTTTCAAATTAGTAGAAACCTTAGATGCTTATGCTACCGATAAATACTATTTCTCTAAAATAAAAAGTATTATTACAAAAATTAGAGCAGAATATAAATTAAATTACATTAGGTAGAGAACAATGTTTACAATATTAATTACTTTTATATCTGCTATTTCTATATCTGTTATAGCAGCCGGTTATTCAATCGTAGGTCTAGCAACTTTATTTGCAGGCGCTGTTGTACCAATCATTGCTATGGGTAGTGCTTTAGAGATAGGCAAACTTGTAGCCGCCAGTTGGTTATATAATAATTGGCGCAATGAACTTGTACCAAAAACTTTAAAAACATATTTAACATTTGCTGTTATTGTTTTAATCTTTATCACATCAATGGGTATCTTTGGTTTCTTATCAAAGGCACACCTTGACCAAGTACAACCAACTTCAACTAATAATATTAAAATAGAATTGATTGATAAACAAATCAATCAACAACAACTTGTTATTGATAGGTCACAAAAGACTTTAACTCTATTAGACCAGACACTTGAAAAATATATTGATATGGAATATGTCACTAGAGGTTTAAAAGAGAGAGAAAAACAAGCACCAGAAAGAGAAGCATTAACAAAGGCAATCAATCAGGCTAGTGATAAGATTGCAGAACTAACTACACAAAAAGGTACTTTACAATTAGAACAAGATAAGATAGAGGCCGAAGT